GCTGACTACTCTCTCACCTACAAGGTGCGTGATAAGCAGACTCAAGAAGAAAAGATCTTTCCGCAGGCAACCATTTGGCATTTGCGTGGATTGTCTTGGGATGGATTGGTCGGGATGGATGCAGTTTGGCTGGCGCGTGAAGCGATCGGCCTTTCAATCTCTCTCGAGAAAAGCCATGGCGACATGCACAAGAATGGTGCAGCCGTTTCTGGCCTTCTTTCGGTAAAGGACAATTTGTCCAGCGAGCAGTATGCTGGCTTGGCAGCTTGGCTCGCGAAGTATGAGATCGGCGGTGAGCTTCATCGCAAGCCGATGATCCTTGATCGCGGCGCGACATTCTCTACGATGCAGATGAGCGGCGTTGATACCCAGCACATCGAGACACGCCGCCACCAGATCGAAGAAATCTGTCGCGCATTCCGGGTGATGCCGATGATGATCGGTCACCCAGCTGACATGGCAGCGAGAGCAGCCACTGAGTCGATCTTCCTCCAGCACGTTGTTCACACGCTCATGCCATGGTGCGAGCGCATTGAGCAGTCGGCAGACAACAATCTTTTGACTGAGCAGGAAATCAATTCCGGCCATTACACAAAGTTTACCGTCAATGCTCTGCTCCGTGGAGCTGCAAAGGATCGTGCAGACTTTTATGCCAAGGGGCTCGGCTCCGGAAACGGCAAGGGCTGGTTGACTCAGAACGATGTTCGGGCGCTGGAGGAAATGGACAGGGTTGACGACCCGGAAGCCGACAAGCTGCCGCAGCCGCCAGCCCCAGCGCCGGCACCTGAAAACGTCAAGCCTGAGGTCTCGGAAGAGCCAAAGGCATTCAATGTCCAGGATCTGAAGAGTGCCATTGAGTCGATGCCTTCGCCGATCATTAATGTCGATGTGAAGTCTCCGGAAGTTAACATCACACAGCCAAATATTGAAGTTCACGCTCACCTGCCAAATCGCGGCAAGGTTCACAGAACTGCTCAATTCGACGAAACCACCGGTCGCATGACTGGGATGATCGAAGAGGAAGTCGAGAATGCCTAAGTCCACATTGACATGCAACAAAGTCCTGGCTCTGATCTTCAATGCCACGGCATGGGCAGACATTGCAGAGAATGACAGCTCTGCACCGTTGACCAATCTTTATGTTTCGCTGCACACAGCCGATCCCGGTGTCGGGAATTCGCAGACAACGAACGAGGTTGCGTACACGAACTATGTCCGCATCGCGATCGCCCGCACGACTGGCGGTTGGGATGTTCCGGCATCTGGCCTAACACAGAATGCCGCCTTGGCACAGTTCGCTCAGTGTGGTGTTACCGGCGCGACGATCACTCACGTAGCGATCGGAACAGCTTCGTCGGGTGCCGGCAATGTTCTTTATGCCGGTGCGCTGGACGCTTCGCTGGCAGTTGCCAACGGCATCCAGCCGCAGTTCGCTGCCGGCGCACTCAATGTGACGGAGACTTGATCGTGAAATACACATGCAAGGAATGCGGCAAGGAAGTCATCGTCGAGAACGGCAATGTCAAGCGCGATTGCGCTTGTGACAACGGCATCATTGCGCACATGACCGCAACCGCTCGTGGCATTGGCGGGATGGTAAATAGAAAGACAGCCTGACATGGCCGGTTTCCGCAATCTCAAGGAATACGTCGAAGCTGAAGACAACGGCCAGTATCACGTCGCGTCATTTCGCAAGGTGAACCCTGGGACCACCGTAAACCAGAGCAAATGGTTGGACCTGATTTATTCGGGCGGCTCGCCAACGGCGCACTTCTACGCATCCTCGCCTCTTGAGGCGGCGCTGATCCCGGGGGCACGCGGCTTCGATGTCCCGAATGTGGCGCCAGCCCGGCAAGTCCTGAGAAACATCAAGATTCAGAGCAGTTCCCGGTCGTCAACGGGAAACACCAATGACCGAAACCAGATGATCCTTTGCGACTATCTGCTCTACTATCCATTCATCGACATGGATGCGACCGGCGATCCGCAAACGCTGATAAACGACGTGGCCTTGCCGGAACGATACCCTGGAGGCGGGCAAGTTGTCGCTGTCGGGCAGTCTGCAAATCCCGGTGGTGGCAACTTCACATTCACCTACACCAATCAGGACGGCACGCCGGGGCGGGTCGCGCCCATTCAAGTTATCAATCCGGTCAACGGTGGCGGGCAGGTTGTCGGTGGGTCGCCCGCGAACTCGAACAACGGGCTTCCATTCTGCCCGTTACAGGGTAACGACACCGGCGTCCGCTCGATTGAGGATGTGACCTTTACGGTCGCAGGCGGCGGGCTGATGGCCTTTGCAATCGTCAAGCCGCTGCTGACCTTTTACCTGACGCAGGTAGGCCGGCGCGACGGCACGCTAAACGTGAGTTTCGGCGCGTGTGACGAATTTGCGGGCCTGATCAACATTCCGCGCCTGCCCATCATCAAGGACGATGCGGTGCTTTCCATCCTTGGCTGCGGCCACAACGGAACGGCTGACGGAATGATCCTCACCGGCATCATCGAAACAGCTTGGAATTAGGATAAAAAAATGGGCTGGACTTCGCACGACGACCTGATCAACCAGATCACAGTCAACGAAAAGGCTGGGCAGACGTTCTATAACAAGACGCTGGCTTCTGCCGGCACGGCAGGCCATTGGACGCTGCTGTCTGGTCACGGCGGCTTCCCTGCTGCTGCTACGTTTGCTGGCACCGATCTGACCTATGTGGCGACCGACGACACTTGGGGCGAAGGTGCGCCTTACCACGGCGGCAACGTGTCGGCCGCGACCAAGCACTTCCTCGGGGCTGGCGCGGCTATTGTCGCTGCTGCGGGCGCGCCTTGGTATCTGATGGCGATTGACCTGGTCGGCTATGTGCCGCTCTCGGGCACGAACGTCTCCACCATTGGCACAAAGACCGTCACCATGACGGCGCTCGGCGGCGGCGCTCGATACCCGAACGGCCAGGGGCTGCGCCTGTTTGTGGCGGCTGATACGGCGCTTGGCGCGAACGCTCCGACCTGCATCGTCAACTATCTGGACACTGGCGGCGGCGCTGGCGCCACAACCACGTTCACATCCACCGCCTCGCTTGGCATCGGGCAACTTCTCAATTCGGGAACGGCGGCGAACAAGTGGAACCCATTCCTGCCGCTCGCGGTCGGGGATACGGGCGTCTCGGACATTGTCGATCTGGTATGGGCCGGCACGGCGCACGCATCCGGCACCGTCATCATCGGCCTCTGCAAGCCATTGTGGACGATCCCGGTCCCGGCCACCGGCCTCTACACGAAGATGGACTTCCTGAACGCATACCCAAGCCTGCCGCGCATCAGGGACGGCGCAAACATCCAGTTCCTACTTTATCAGACCGCCGCCACGACTTCGGCTGGCACGATCATGGTCGACTTTGATTGGGCCTACGGAGGTTGATATGGATAAGTCCATCCTCGACATCATCAACGATTTCGCGGCGTGGCGCGGCAACTTGTTCACCTTGGCGGCGCTGATAATCGACCGGCATTCGGCCATGATCAGGGAGAAGCTGATAGCCGCCGGCCACGCGGAAGCTGCGGAACTGTTCTGATGGCGCTGTTCGGCAACGGCAACAATTACGGGAACCCCTGCATACGGGTGTTTGGCGCCGGGGTCGTGGCGCTTACGACATATCCGTCAGCGCTGGTGTCGAATTTCGATCAGGGCGGGTTCAGGCGAAACAGCTATTGGGGTACCGGCATCAACTCAAACTACGCCTCGATCCCTTCCGGCAAGTACAATTCCTATGCCTGGATGATGCCGGCCAAGGCCGGGGCAATTGCCAGCCACCGGACAATCATCGGGGAAGGCGACCTCGATGCGGCAATCACAGGCGGCAGGAATGGCGCCGCCACCTTAGCGGGATCTGGATCGCTGACGGCAATCGGGCAGCTTGTCGTCTCACTGGCCGCCACCCTGGCGGGCTCGGGCGACATCACCGCAGCGGATCTGCGCGCCTTCCTGAATGCGTCGGCAACCCTGTCCGGTTCTGGCTCCGTATCCGCCTTGCTTTCAGCTGAAGCAGAATTGGCGGCAAATCTTTCCGGCTCCGGCGACATAGATGCGGTCATAAAAGCTCTTGGCACAATGTCGTCGACCATCACATCATCCGGCGATCTTCTAACGACTTCGAACGTTGGCAATGCAGTTCTCGATGCGCTCAACGGAGTGGAAGATGATTGGACATTGCGCCAAGCTTTGCGCATTATTCTGGCGGCTCTTGGCGGTAAGGTTTCGATCTCTGGCAACACAGTCACGATACGAGACATTAACGACACATCAGACCGCATCGTCGCAACAACCACCACAGATGGGCAACGCACGGCGGTAACATTGGACGCTGACTGATGGCTGATTTCTGGGCAGATAAATACTGGAACGGAAAATACTTTAACGTTCGGTATTTCGGCACAGGCGAAGAGCTGCCAGAAGGCTCAATCTCTGCAACTCTTTCCGGCTCCGGCTCGGTATCAGCAGACCTTTCTGCAGTTCAAGCAGCTGCCGACATCTCTGCAACTCTTTCCGGCTCCGGCTCGGTATCAGCAGACCTTTCTATCGTTGCAATACCAGCAGACATCTCTGCAACGCTCTCTGGCTCTGGAGACATCACAGCAAATCTAGAGATTTACGTCGAGCCAGAGATAAAGCCTGGTGGCTGGATAAGGCGCAGAGGCGCAAGAAATTGGGAAACGCCAGTTCCTCTAAGAACTGAGGCAATACCAGCATACATCAACGCCACAATCTCTGGCTCTGGCTCTTTAGAAGCATCAGCATCTGCCATTGCACCAATGAGTGCAAAGATATCTGGCGCAGGTTCTGTCAGCTCTGAAATCGAATCTGTAGACAGAAAACAAATCGCAGAAGACAATGCTTTCTGGCTCCTTGCAGCCTAGCATTAAACCTGAAAGGAATTCAGCATGGCAGATATCACAATCACAGCAGCGAACGTCGTAGCTGTTGCCGGAGCATCGCTTGTAAGCGCATATGCTCTCGCAACAATCACAGCCGGTCAGGTGGTTTATCGCGACGCGACGACAGGAAATTTCGGCTTGGCCGATAACAACGGCGCAACCGCAACCCGTGTGCCAGTCGGCATTGCACTTCACGGTGCTTCTGCTAATCAACCACTCACTATCTTGACTGCCGGATCAATTACCATAGGCGGCACGTTAACGGCTGGCATCGCTTATTACCTTTCGGACACACCTGGCGGCATCTGCCCAGTTGCAGACATTACCAGCGGTGAAACATCGACTGTTCTCGGCATCGCAACATCGACTTCTGTCCTGAAAGTCGACATCAACCCGTCTGGCGTGACGATCTAACCCTGACATGCCCTCGAAGACGAAGGAAACAAAATGCAAAACATAGACTTTTCTTTTGAGTGCAAGAGTCTGAATGACTCCGGCGTTTTCGAGGGCTATGCTTCTGTTTTCAACGAGAAAGACCTTGGCAGCGATATTGTTGTCAAGGGAGCGTTCGCACAGTCGATCAAGACTCGTGGCGCCAAGGGCATAAAGATGTTCGGCGATCATGACCCGCGCAACCGCGTCGGCGTTTGGACCTCGATCGAAGAAGACGAAAAAGGCCTGCTGGTAAAAGGCAGGCTACTGATGGC